TCCTCCGGCGCGATCTGCACCACGCCGCTGCCATCGTGATAGCCGATCGGGACGGTGTACTTGCCAGCCTTGGTGCTGATTTGCCCTGCCACGCCGCCATTGTTGAGCATGGTGCCAACCAGTTTCTGGCCGCGCGCATAGGCAGTTTTGCCAAGCATCATTTCCGCCACCACCACGGTGGCCTCGGAGCTATCCACATCGTAGCTGCAGCGGCCGGTGATCAGCTCGCCGTCCTTGCCGTGTGCAGTGGTGCCGCGCAGCAGCGTATCCGCCGCCACGGTATCACCGGTGAGATCCATCAGTACCTTGTCGCCGTAGATAATTTTACTGTAGCCCATAGTATTTTTCTCCCCCAATCAAGATCGTAGTGCCGCCCTGCGGATTGCCGGTTTCCCACAGTGGGATTTTGCGCACCGTGACATCATCGGCCATGAGCTTATCGCGCGTGGGCAGCACCACCGGCGTGATATCCGGTGTAACTGCGTACTCGCCGGTATACAGATTTTGGTGCTCCACGATTTGCACCGGCGATACCCCCACGGCCACGGCCGCAGGTGCTGCAGCGCCAATGCGCACCGCAGCGGTTGGCTGCGTTTGGATTTTAACCGCTGTTGCCATCCGTGCTCGCCTCCTTATCGAATAAGGTGTCCGCGATGTAAAAAGAGGCTATACCGGTCTCGGGGTTGATACGGCTGCCCACCATGGTGATGCGCGTATCCAGCATAATCAGTGTGCCCGCGCGGAAAGCTGCCGTATCCTCCGCCATCCAGTCGATATCCACAGCATTCTGGCCCGTTACACGCTCTGCCTGCGCGGAGGGGTACAGCACATCCCGCCGAACCTCGCCCTGTTGGAAGCGGAACTCAACACGCTGCACATTGTCCAGGGCAACATCAAACTCCACCCGCATCCGCTGGTGTATCCCCTGCTTCATGCGTTTTCCTTTCCGGCTGCCACCGCAGCCACATCCACCAGTGCGGCTTCCTGCTCGTCCAGCCGGGCAGCATTATCCGCGATCATGCCCGCCAGCTCGGTGAGCGCCGCCTCGATCTCGTCCTCGCGGGTGGGGTGATCGGCGTGCTTGATATAAGTCTGGCTTACAATCTCATCGTAGGCGGGCTTGTCCATCTGCTGCCAAGTCAGCACCACGCCGCCCGGCAGCGTTTTGCTGGCCGTGTGGGTTTCGGCTTCATGGTGTACCGTTTCCCGGTCTACCAGATAGCCCTTTTCAAAATCGATTTCTTCGGCGGGCAAACGCTCGCCGGTTTCGCTGTAATAGATCATTGTTGCTCCTTAAATTTTGTAAATAACGCAACATCCCATCGAATAAGTATACTCGCGATATGTCGTGAGCGATATTCTATCACCAGCCGCGAAATCGTGCGTACCAGTGTATGTCCTCCATGCATACCAGTTATCCCAAAATGTATTTGTGTAAATGGCATTGCCGTTTTTTGACAGTATAACCGTGACAGTGTGTGCATCACGATCTTGACTCGCGTTGGCGGATATCACAAACGCTGCTTTAAATGGCCTCAGCACATACCCATTGCCATCAACATATTTGTTATCCGCGAACGGTATTGTCATACCCTGGTGCTCGTACGCTTTAGTGCATCCGACAGCGGACAGCATTAATACAAGTTTTCCTTTGCTGCCCCCCCGAAATTAAAAGCTGTCGTAGCCATATTGTTTTTCTCCTTTCAGTTGAAAGCATATGCCCTAAAACGGCTGCTGTAGTCGCTTGCTTCCAGATTACCAAAATTGATGGTTGAACCTGCATTAACGTCACTATAAAACGCATATACACAGTAGTTACCGTATTTAGGGTGCAGACGTGTGGTGCCCATGATCGTATTGCCGCTTGTACAGTTAATAGATAAGTTCGTATTGGAATGATGGCTATCTGACGTATACACAACAAACAGCAATTTTGCCTTGTTGTCGACATGAAGACTTACATAACGCAATGTTTGATATTGCCCATTTTGATCATGGTTGACCTGGTAGGTATCTGTTAATTTCAGCTTACCCCCCCGGATAAATTAAACGCTGTAATGGCCATTTTTGTTTCCTCCTTTAATCAAAACAATAAACCTGAAGATACATAGTGGTCGCATAACCTTGGCTTTTCGTGTATGATATCGTGGTACCCGCGGGCGCATCCATGTACAAGCTGATCACCGACATGCTGGTGTTGTTTGCCTCCCCAAGTGTTTTGTCCCGCAGCACCTCTTTTCCTGCCGAAAACGATGCCGTCATGGTCTGTAGGAAATTGCCATCACTATTCGTATAATTGACAACCGCAAGAATATATTTATGTTTTTTGGTGGTCGTTACGCTTGTATCGCCCCAATTATAGCTATTTGCACTTTTCAGTGTTTCCGTAAGTTTCAAAGGGCTGCCACCCCCTCCCCGAAATTAAACGCAGTTACAGCCATTTTGTACCTCCTCAGTCAAAGCAATAAGCCTGAAAATACATATTGATCGCATACGCAGTGCTTTTCTCAAACGCTATTTTTGTACCGGCGGGCACATTTCTGAACAAACTGATCTGCGCCATATTGGTCGTGCTTCCGTCCTCAAGCTTTTGATTTGCCACTACCTCTTCACCGGCCGAAAACGATACTTTCATCGAATGACTGCGGCCGCCGTCCGCAGTGAACTGCTGATAATTGATAACCCCCAGCACATATTTATGCTTTGCGCCGGTCGTCACGGTTGTACCGCCCCAATTATAGCTGTTCGCATTTTTTAAGGTTTCCGTAAGCTTCAGCTTACCTGCTCCGGCTCCCGTAATTGCTGTTATTGCCATGCCATCAGTTCCTTTCCACCATACCGGGCACTCTCAGCGTAAGAGATACACCGGGCTTTTCCTCAGGTGCCGTAAAGGTCAGAGCGCCTGCCGCGCTGATGATCATCTTAATGCACCCCAGCGCCTCGGTGGCTGCCAGCAGCGCCGTAACATCCACGCTACTGCCAAGCACCACTGTGGGGATGCCCGGCACCCAGTCTGCCGTCATGCCCGATACACTCACCGTCTGGGTGTAGGGTGCGCTGCCGCTCCAGCCGGAGGCGGGCAGCGACACAAGCGCATATCTGAGCTTGCCCACCTCCGCAGCCAGGTTGCTGTGGTTGGTTTGCACCGGTTGCAGCCGCGCGTTGGTATACGCCTTGATGCCGCCGGCTTCCGCCACGGCACCGTCAGAATCATAGTCAGCCCTGAGCATGGTAGCGGTGCCGGCATGCAGCTGAGACAGTTCTGTTTCGATCTTATCCAAAAACGCATTAAACGCAGCCTGCATAACGCTGGTGTCGATTGCCTCCACGGTATCGCGCATCAGCCCACAAAAGCTCTCATCGGCGCGCAGATCAACCACATGATCTGCTGTAATGGCAGTAGCACCAACGGGCCGCGTGATCCGGTACAGATAGATCTCATCGTAATTGTCATCGCGGCGGATCTCCGGCAGCTGTGGGCTGGTGCCGGGTTGGCCGGTGCGCACCGTAAGCCCTGCCTTGTTGGCATTTTTGTCATATGTCAGGGTTACCACATCCCAGCGAGGCATAACGCCATCGGCATCATCCAGCTGCAGCACCACAGGCTGCAGCATATACGGGAACGCTGCCCAGTAGTCATTTACATGCACACAGCCCACGCCTGGCGCAATGGTGATCGTGTTATCTGCATTTGTGCTGGCCGCAAAGTCCGAAGCGTGCAGAATTCCGCGGCTACGGGCGGCATAGGCTGCGCCAAGCGCCTGCGCTGTGTATTCGTGGTTATCCAGCGGCCAGCAGGTTAACTCTGTCAATTTTTATTCCCCCTCAATTTTAAATGCATCAAAAACCGGGCAAAGCGTTCGGCCGGTTTCTTCGTAGATAATTTTCACCCGCGCCACTCGCGCTGTAGCGTGCAAGCCGAATTCCTCCACGATCACCGGCACACGATCTCCTATGTTATAATCGCTGCCGAAGATCATGGGGCTGTCGGCCGCCGTACACTTCAGCTCGCGGCTGCCCAAGTGCGCCACCAGGGCCGCCAGGGCATAGTGCTGCAGCACTTGCTGATATTCGGGCTCAGTATAGCTTTTTTCTACGCTTGCACCATTGACCTGCTCGGTGTACTTATGCCGCACGCTGCTACCATCCACCCAGAGTTCCCGCCGGGCTGCACCTGCTGCATCCACAGCGCCCACAGTGCAAATATACCGGCTGAAGCTATCCCCTTCGCTCGGCTCTTCGCCGCCGCAGATCACCACATTGGCATAATCATCCGTGCTGGTGGTATAGGTCACAGCTGATAGATTTTGCATGCGCGTGCTGAAATATCCTCGATAGTTTTCCGTGCCCGGGGTAGTGCGGTCCACTCCTTGCACAAGCTGCAGCGATTCGCTGCCCGTCACCGGGTCAAACGCAACACGCACGCCAAAGCCACCAGCCTGCGCCAGCTGCACTGCTGCGCTGCCGCAATCTCGCCAATCCACCGCCTCCTGACACGCTGCTGTAAAGCCCGCAGCCTGCGGTATGCTCACTGGCAGCCCACGCAGGTTATCACGGCAAAGCTGTAAAAGCCCTGCCGCAGCATCTGTGATCGTGTGCTTGCCCATGCATACTCGCCGGGACAGCAGATCCAGCCCAAAGCGCCCGCGCACCGTCATCTGCAGCGTATCACTGGCCAGTTGTACCGACACAATGATTGCCGCCATGCCGGGGGTGTCCAGATTATACAGCCGCGCATCCGTGCGCAGCAGCGCCCGGTTTTGCGGGGTAGCTGCGCACACCAGTTTCACCTCGCCCACATCATCAAAGCAGGGCATCCATTGCAGGCTGTCGGCGCTTTCCACGGTCCCCATGCGCTGTGCGCCATGGTACACCAGCAGCCGTAATGCTGCATTATACATTGCTGGCCACCCCCTTGGGCGCCGCGATGATCGCCGTCAGATTCTCGCGGCCTTCATCAGCAGTTAATCTCAGCACATTTTCGCCAGGGTCCAGGCACATCCACAAGTCACTGTCCATATCCAAAAGAAAAAATCCGTTTTGCGCCGTACCGTCGGCGGCATAATATGTGCAGCCTCGCTCGCCGTCCTGTGTAGAGATCACCGCCCGTTCGCCTGGCAGCATTTCCCGGCACAGCTTGATATAGCTGCGCCGGCCATTGTGCCAGAGCATAGGATTTCTGCAGCGAGCCGCTGCACGCAGGTCCAGCACAAAGGCTGTTTCCATGTTGCCAGAGTTGATAACAGGCGTATACAGGCCCTGCTTATACCGACTGATGGCAAAACTGCCCGCCGTGGACACCGGTGTTGGAAACCATGTGGCCTCTATGCCGCCCAGCATGGTTTTATCTGTGCCAACCGTGCGCCAATAGGGATAGAAGGCCCGCAGCTTAAACTGGTAATTCAGCACATTCGGCCCGCCACTGATATCCGGTGTGTGCTGCGGCACGACATCCAGATACCAGTTTTCTCCGCCCACGGTTTTGATCCATCGCCCTGCTTCCATTGGGCGAATGATTCGGCGTAGCAGCGCTTCGCTGGAGGCAAGATCGCGCACGATTGCGCCGGTCACCGTGATCGTGCGCGCGCCGACCGATTGCCCGATCAGACTTTTGCCGATCTGCCCGGCCGACTGTTGCTCGGTCAGCGTGATGTCCAGTCCATCGTCTCCGCTTAAATTGGTGATCCAAAAATTACTGTTGGCGGCAAGGCGGATACGTTGTCCGCTTTCCGCCTGATAGGTATACACCGCTGCTTTTCTCGGCATGGATGTTGCCTCCTTTCTTTATGGGATATCCCACTTTTGCCGCTCGATCATGTCTTCCATCTCTCGGGTCATCTCCGACTCGCTCAGGCTGTCGTGGGTGTGGAATTCGTTGTGAAATTCATAGGTTGGGCCTGCCGGTGCCGGCACAAGGCCGCCGAAGGCCTGCCGCCGGTTACTGCCAAGCACAGCCTGCATTTGTGTTTGCACCGGGGCAGCTGCCACACCGGCCAGATAGTCAATCGCATCTTTCACCTGCCAGATATTACCGCGAATGCCCGTTGCCAAGCCGTGCATGAAATCCGGCATCCAGCTTTCGTAATATCGCAGCGGGCCTTCATCCGGGCGGCTGAAATGCAACCGGGAGGTAATAGCCGAAACCACATTACCCACCGCATGCTTTACGCTGTCGATGGAATCCTTGATACCCTGCGCCAAGCCCTCGATCATATGCCTGCCCCAGGTTTTAAACTGTTCCGGCAGGCTTTTGATATAATTGATGCTGTCGGTCATAACGCCCCTCATGCCGTTCGTTACGGTCGTTTTAACGGCCAGCATACCGTTTTTCAGCAGCGTTATGATCTTTCCGCCCAGCGCGATCCAGTTAAACGCCGTAACCACATCCGCAATTGCGAACAGGATCTGCGGCAGATTAGCCAGCAATGTAGGCACCGCGCTGATCAATCCCTGCGCCAGCATTAGGATCAGCTGCCCACCGGCCAGCAAAAGCTTTGGCGCGTTGTCGTTGATGATTCCGGCAATATTGCTCACGATAGTGGGCACGGTTTCGATCATGGTCGGCAGACCGTTGATCAATCCCCTTGCCAGATTGAGGATCAACTCAATTCCTGCATCCACAAACTGTCCGGCACCCTCGCGTATGCCACCGGAAATCTGCATCAACTGCGGCAGCACGGTGGCAAGCATTTCCGGGGTGGCTGTCGTGAGCCCGCTGCCAAGCTGGTGCATCAGATCGATGCCGCTCTGCAGCAGCTGCGGGCCCACATTGCCGGTAAGATCCGTTGCAATGCTGCCAAGCCCAGCCACTAAGCCCGCAAACCCGCCGTTGGTCAGTCCATCGCCCAAGGTCTGCACATAGCCGCTCGCAAGGCCCACTGCATCGCCCAGCTGCCTGCCAACGGCATTAAACAGTGCAATACCCAGATTCTGGGCATTGGTTTTCAGGCTCTGCATCCGGTGGGCCATCGTGTCCGTCATGGATTTATAGGCCGATTCGGTGATATTTGCGCCGTCTTCCATCTGCGCCAGCACAGAATTGAATTTTTCCGCACCTGCGTTGGCCAGCGACAATGCACCTGTGCCGGCTTCCACGCTTGACCACAGCCCCGCAAACTGCGTGCTGTCATTGCCCACGCTGTCATACAGGATCTCAAGCACATCGCCCAGACTCTGGCCGCTTTCCATCAGCTGTGCAAAGCTTTGCCCGGTTTCCTGCTGCAAAATTTTTCCTACCGTAGATCCAGCGCTGCCTAACTCGTTGAGCATGCTCTTGGAGTAGGTGGTAGCCTCCGCTGTCGCAATGCCGTTGGCCGTCATGATGGCCAACGAGCTGGACAGATTTTCCATGTTCACGCTATAAGCAGCCGCCAGCGGAATCACACGGCCCATGCTGGAGGATAGCTCGTCCACGCTGGTTTTACCCAAATTCTGCGTAGTCAGCAGCACATCCGATACATGGGCGGCTGCATCGGCATCCATTCTGTAAGCGTTCAGCGTCGTAGTCAGGATATCCACCGCCGAAGCGCTGGATGTAAAACCGGCAGCTGCCAGCTTGGAGGCCTGCCCTGCAAACGCCACAGCGTTCCCGGTGTCCTGTCCGGCGCTGATTGCCTGATAAGCGGCTTCCGCGATATCTCCGGCGGCGATGCCCATGGTGCCGGACATCTTAGTGATCTGGCTGCGCAGTTCCCCGATCGACAGCACCGATGTATCCGCAATCGTTTCCACTTTTGCCACGGCCGTTTCAAAGGCACTGCCCCCACTAAAGGCGCTTTGCAGCATCTTTCCAATGCCGGCTGCCGCTATCACTTTGCCGATTGTGCCCACCAGACTTTTGCCAAGGCTGTTGCCGGCGCTCACACCGGCACTGGACGCCTCGCCGCCAAGAGCCTCGCTCAGCTTGCCCTGGATTCCATTCGCCGACGGAATGATCTGCACATACGCGCTGGCAAGGCTTGGTTTATCCGCGATAAGTCATTCCCCCTTTTTCGCAGCAAAGCCCCTGCCAAATCAGCAGGGGCCTTGCATGCCGTATAAAATTCTGCTTCTCGCCGCCTCATATTCGGCGGCACTGGCAAAGGCTATCGGCTTGTTTTTGCTGGGTTCTCCCAGTAAAAGTTGCTGCACCGATTGCGGGCGGTTGCGTCCTTTTTGGCCATCAACCGTTTTTGCCCACACCAACAGTGCCAGATTGTCCACGATAGCCGCCATCATCATAGTGCGTGCGCTGACCTTAATGCCATGCAGAGCCTTATAGCTGCGGCTATCTTCACCAAGGCCAGCCGCCAGCGTTGCTGCCAGCGGCAGGCCAAGGCTGTGCCAATCCAGCACATGATACACCTCGGCCATATCACACACCAGCTCGCCGGGGCAGCGAGCTGCATAGGCGGCGAGAAGCATTAGTTTTTTGCGTTCTGTCCGCTGGTCATGATCTGTGTCAGCTCCGCCATCACCTTTTCGGTGGGCACAAGCCCATCCTCGGTGCGCACATGATCGTACAGAGCCTTTTTCTGCTCCGCGCCCAGCAGCATGGTCAGCGCACGAGATACTGCCAGCAAGTTGCCGTTGTCCGCTGCAGCCAGCTCATCGATCAGCTCAATGTTGCTGAGGCGGTTATCCGCAATCTCAAACGCAAAGCCGCTTTCCGTTTTTCCCTTCAGCATCGCTCACCCCTCCGTACTCTTTTTCAGATATTCATAGTGCGTGTTCCCGCCTGCATCCGCCGTGGCGCTCACCGTGATATCATAGCCAACGGCTTCCTCGTCGGCATATACGATATCGTCGATCTCAGTGATCTTGGCGCAAGGGATTACAATGCGCTTGAGCACATTCTGGTTAAGCACCATTTCCACCACCCAGCTGCGATCCTCCGCTGCCGTGCTGTTGGCCTTCACCGTCAGGCCGGTGGTCAGATCACCGCTCACATTGCCATTACCATACACCGTCTTCAGCACTTCCGGGTTCAGCGCCTCGATCAGCTTCATCTGGAAGGTATCCGGCTTTTCCTTCTGGTAGTTCAGCACTGTATCGCCGCCCCAGGCTTTGATTTTGTCACTGTCGGGCGAGTTGGCATTGGTCAGACCGTCCTCGCTGATGTATCCCAGTGACTGAAAAGCCTGATCCAGCGCACTGGTGGCATCAGTAGGCAGCTTACTGCCCACCGGCGCACAAAAAACCGAGCCGCCCACCTTAGGCTTGCCGACGGTTACATTATTAGCATTCGTCATAGCTTTTTCCTTTCCCGAACAGATCTGTTCGGTTATGCGTTTTCATAGTAGGTTACCGAAAACACCGCCTGATAGCGATAGCGCTTTGAGGCGGTGTCGGTAAAATTATAATCGCGCTGCAGCCTGCAGGCTGCCACCTGCGGCAGGGCCGTCAGCAACTGCATGGCGGTTTTCACACGCTCGCACAGGCTGGCGGCCTCCAGCAGCGTGGTGCCATAGCATTGCACAGCCAGATCGGCGCGGGCAACATGGTTGCTGCAGCCCGATCCGGTTTTTTCCACCAGCACAAAGCTGCCCTGCGGCGCTGTCGGCATTTCCAGCACCGCAGGAATCTGCAGCTGCTGCTTTAAAAACTCGCGCACTGTTAATTCGATCATCCTTGTCGCCCTCCCAGTGCTTTTTCCAGCGTGTTGTTTTTATAGTTATCCTGCCGCGCCTTGGCGCTTTCCGGCCAGATCATAGCGTTCACGCGGTTTTTGCCGGTGTAGCCTTCCACCTCATAGCCCTGCCCGCAGCGGCTTTGCAGCTTTTTGGCCTGCTCCATGCACGCAGCAGCCATTTCCGGGCTTTTCAGCAGGCTGCGCACGCCGCTTTTGTTCAGCTTCAGCTTTACCAGCTTACCCATAGCGTTCCACCTTTACCTGCTTGTTCCAGCACAGCGGGATCAGATTATCAATGCCCTGCACCGTATCGCCGTACACCCGAAATCGCTGCCCGAAAAACTCTACAAGTGCATTGTCCCAACGGTGCGCATCCCCCTTGGGCAGCGCCAGCGTATATGCCAGGCGCTTGCCGTACAACTGCACATCACTCACGATGGCCCCTGTGTCCGGCGCACCCACCAGCACATTGCTCACGGTTTCCGGCGTCTGCGCATATAATGGCGCGCCCAGCTCATCGCTGCCGATCATCGGGTACAGCAGCACATCAATTCCCACCATCGCAAAGCACCTCCACAGGGCTGGCCGCTCCAATTTTGCTGCCCACGCCCAAAAGCTTCTTTTCCAGCTTGGACAGATACATTTCTCCGGCAGAGCCTCCGCTCATCGTCCAGCTTTGCACATACCCCAGCGCCGAGGCTGAGCCCTGCGTGGCCCCCATAGGGGCCATGGCAGCGCCCATGCTGTTGCCATCGCCCAGCAGCCGCCGCACCATGCGGCAGGATACCAACCCCTTCACACTGGGGTCGGCATTCCCGCCGTAGGCATCAATGATCACAGAGGCTTCTTCCAGCAGGGCTGTGCAGCGCAGGCGCTCTTCTGCACTCAGCGTGCGGAATCCCGCCTCCACCTCGTCCACTACGGCGTAGCCCATCAGAAAACCTCCTTTGCCTTAAACTTCGGTGCGCTTGATGTACAGGGTCTGGGGCTTGCTCACCTTCAGGCCGTACACCTTACGGCCCTGCACGGCAGCTGCGCCAATATACTTACCGCTGCCGGCAAGATCCTGCAGATGCACGGGCACCTGCCACTCCATGACACGGTGGCACCAGTTGGGATGGCCGGCAATAAATTCCACCGTGGTCTTTTTGCTGGGCACACGGGTGCTGTTTTCGTAGTCCATATTGTTAGACTCGAAAATGTTGAAGCCCGCGATCTTGCCGATTACGCCCTGCTGCACCAGCGCCTGTGCAAGATCGCCCTGCTTGATGAAATGCTCGTCCAGCATCAGCACCTCCAGATATTCGGGAGAAGCGATCAAAAAGCGGCCATCTGCGGGCACGCCCTTGCGGCTGAGCACACGCTTGGCCTCCAGCGCCAGCTTGTAGGCGTTGGTCTCCGTGGCAGCCGTCTTGGTGGCGCTGATGGTGGCACCGGCGGCACTCTGCAGTGCCTCGATGGACTTTTTATCGATGGACAGGCCCAGACTGTAACCGGCACTGTCCAAGCGCTCGGCCACAATGCCGTCTGGCACGCTGGCGGCGTCGTAACCGTCGATCAGCTCGTTCACAGCCTCATCCTGGTCGATGTTCAGATCCAGATAGGTGGTGGTACCGGCGGCAGGGTCAATGCCGGATGCCTTGTCGTAGGCCTTCACGGCCACTTCCGTATCGCGCACGGGGATCTTCACCTTGCCGGCTTTAGGATCGCCCTCATAGCGTGCGTTAAAAATAAGATTGTCGCGGGTTACCAGCTGGTTGCGCAGCTTAGCGTCTACCAGAGTAGCCCAACGCTCCTGATTTGCATGTGCCATAATTGTGGCTCCTTTCCGCAAAAAAATTAAACCTTCAAATTCGGATTCATCGAAGCAAAGGCCGCTTCCACGCCATCCGCTCCGCCGTTGCCGCGACCGCCGGGCTCGCCGCCATCGTGCACATTGGGATAGCCGCCCGCAGGCTCATCAAAGGCCCATGCCTTATCCTTGTACAGGCCATCCAGCGCAGTCTCGATATCGTTGGTGCGGTCCTTGCTTGCGCGCAGCTTTTCCACATCAAGCATACCGCGGATCGCCTTTACATCGCGGCCTTTCCGGTCGCGGATCGCGCTATCCAGCGCAGTGTCAAAAGCATAGCCGTCCGCCTGCGCCTGCATATCCGCCTGCAGCTTGGTGATCTGGCCCTTCAGCTCGGCCACATCCACGCCCTCAAAAGCCTTCAGGCCTTCCTTGGCGGTGTTCAGCTGGGCGCTCAGATCCTTCACCTGATCCTGCAGCCCGGCAGCCTTGGTTTTCTCGGCAGTGATATCCCTGCCATTTTCGCCCATCAGCCAGTCAAGCTGTTCATCGGTGATGCCGGGAATCTTGCTCTTTACTTCTTCTCGTTTCATGTTTTTCCTTTCTGCCTGCGCTTTGTTGACACGGGTCGCATCCGCTCCGGCTGTGCAGTTTTACGCCATGCCGGGCGAATTTGGGTATAAAAATTGCCCGCCCCGGCTTCATGCAGCCCGGGTGGGCATAAAAAAACCACGGTGCAGGTGCATCGTGGTTTAGAAAATAAGATTCAGTTCAGCAGTTCCAATTCAGAGGCTGAGCAGGTATACAGCGGCCACCGCCCTGGATAGCCACTGGTGTCACCCGGCTTGCGTTCCTCATCGGCCTCCACCGTAAAATGGCCATTGAGGGCATCAACAATAATGCCAGTAACACCACTGGATTTGATTTTCACATGATCAAACAGTTTCATTATTTTTTGTCCTCCCTGTGTGCAGTAATAAGGCGAGGTTTTTCGCTACCAGAATCGCGCTTCCATACCGTGCGGAATGTTTTCTTTTCAGTAGTTCCTAACTCCATGAAAACACTAAAACTCTCAGTGCCATCTTCGGCAACGCGGACATCTGTTTTCAATGCTTCATCAAACTGTCGATAAATATCAGCATTCAGAAGCATCCCATCCTTTTCCGTGTAACCGACACCAAAGAATTCAGCAGAGTGTTTCGCTCCCGGCTTCAACAGAAATTTGGAAATTTTAGGTTCGGCAATTGTATACCGATCATTATCCATCTCTATTTTAGCAGTTTTTTCTTTGTTTGTCGAGAGTTTCCTTGCCTCATACGCTGCCCTTTTCTGGGCGTTGATGCGCTCCCGGTTCTTGGCGTAGTCAATACGGCGCATGGCCTTCACATCGCTGCCGGCAGCCCGGTACTGCTGCAGGTATTTCTCCGGGTCGTAACCTGCCACATTGGTACTGCTGTTGAACCGCACCGCAAACTCACAATCACAGTTTGCATGGATATGCTCGGCATGGCCGCCCTTCAACAGCTTTTTGCTGGCTCGCTGCCAGCCGTTAGATGCCAGCATAATACAAAACGGGCAGGTATCGCCATGGGGCACCCATGCCCACTCAGCGCCGTCGCGAATCGCATTGTGCAGAGTAGTATCAGCCCCTGCCCGCTTAACCAGTCGGCTCACACCGTTGGGCAGGTTTGCTGGATTCTGATTCTTGGTGGCGTTTACCATGCGCGCCACCTCGCCGTATTCTGCCGTGGCAGCTGGCACGGCAGCGGGCACACTGACATTTGAGGCCGCGGCCAAGGCATCATACATCTGGCAGGCCAGCTCAGCGCTGCCCTCGCCGTATTTGGTCACCAGTGCATTGGCATAGGCGATCAACGCCCTGGCATCATCCGTTCCATGGGCAGCAATGTACTCGGCCATCAGCTGCCCGGCCTTTTCATTCAGCCCTGCCAGCCGTCTGATGTACTCCGCCCATGTTTTCTCCGTTATTCGCATCCTCAACCTCTAACAATACCTGCTGCCCGCGCACACGCTGCTCCTGCGCTTTAATGCGCAGGATATCCGCCTGATCAAAGCCGATCATCTCCAAAAATGTATCGGTGCTGGCAAACTCCTGCCGGGCCGAAGCTATTTTGATGGCCGCATCGGCTGTCACGGCCACGCTGGGCATGGCCGGGTTTCTGAAATGGGCCACAATACCGCGCTCGCTCTCGGTAAGCTCCTCCAGCGCTGCATCATGGGCAATGGCCTGCGCCATTTGTGCAATGGTACGCAGCGCTTCGCCGTTGCCGGTGTTCAGCTGCTGGGCCATCAGCACCAGCGTTTGGCTTTGGGCCAGAATTGCATCGCTGCTGGTGGGGTTGGCATCGTTCACCACGCCCACATCGGTCACCGTCAGGCCCGTTGCAGCCGCAAACTGCGTGGCAGTCATGCGCATTTTTTCCACATGGGGCGCAAGGCTGCCTTGCGCCAGCTGCCCGAATACCGGATTTTCTCCGGTTTCCGGGTTGCTGGTGGCTGCCAGCAGGTTGCCCATATAGGTCTTGATCTTGTTTTCCACCACCGCCTCATACTGCTCGTCAGTCACACCAAGCAAGTATTTTTGCGGCGTGGTATCAAATTCCAGCGCCACGGTGGCGTTGGCCGCGATGCGCACATAATCGTCGATCAAGGCCCGAATGGCTTTTTTCAGGCGGCTGCGGCCAAACGGCTTGTCGCTGGTGGCATTCCAGATCATGGGCTCCATCAGCGGACGGCCCATTTTGTGCTTATGGTGCTTAGCCACCCAACCGTTGGGTGTTTTTTCCAGCACCACCACCGCCGTATCGGTATACAGGTTCACCAGCTTCGGCACCCAGCGGTCAGAAAATTGCTCGTCCGGAACTGTATCAATAATGGCCAGCCCGCAGCCGATACGCCCCTTTTCGCCATCCCACAGTGCAGCCGCCGTGGAAGGGCTGTGAAAGCGCACCCGGCAGCCAATGCCCGCATCGGCCGACAGTGTGGCAAACACGCAGCCATATTTCAGCTCATCCCGGCAAGCCTTGGCATACTCGGCCACCAAACGGTTGTCTGCCACCAGTTGGGTCAGCGCTTCGGTGTCCTTGCCCACAAAACCATCAAACATACTTCTGGCAGCCAGCACATCCACGGTTTTCTGCCCCCAGTTGCAGCCAACCTCAAGATTTCGAATGCCGCCCGGCAATGCAATGCCGATATTCACATCCTTCAGGCTGATGTGGCCCTCGTAATATTTATCTTTCACCTCGTTTTTCGCCTGATGGCTATTAAACACATCCACCAGCGCCCGCAGCTGCCGCACTTCCTTGGGGGAAAGGCCCAAAACGCCGCTAAAATTTAATACGGTCATGCCGATCTCCTTTATCCGATGCGCATTTTACGCGCAGGGTCTCGTTTACAGGTTTTTGCGCCCCAAAGCGCCAGCGCACAGGCTTCCACCGGCAGGCTGTTTTCGCCGCCGAAGCCGTAGCCGCCGCCGATGGGGCGCTTGGTGGCGTTCCGCGCGCTCTCATCCAGCGCCTTCTGCGGCCGGAACCAAGTCAACTCCCCCTCGGCCACCGCGTTGGTAAAGCCGCCCACGGCCGCCACCACATCCTTGGCCGATGGCCGCACAACCGAAGTCTTAGCGCGCCACACAGGCTTTATCTTGTCCACTAGCACATCGGCACCGTTGCGCCCATCGATCACCACACAGCCCGCCTTATCGTATCGCTGGTTCAGCCAGTCGGCCAGCCATGCCAGCCCGTTGGCTGTGGACTGCTGTGCGATCATCGACACTCTGGCGGCACCGGCCTTGGGGATCACCGCGCCGCAAAGGCATACGGCGCTGCCATCCGAAGCCAGCTTTACACCGTAAGCAGTGCGCCCCTCTGGCTTTGGCTCATCGCTGGCACATTTTGCCCAAGCCGCCTTATCCAGTGCATAGTCGATCTTCTGCGCTGCCACCGGGCTCCACCAGCCAAGGCGCTCCCGGGCAAAGGTGTCCGGGTCCAGCTGCTCGGCCTCGCCCTCAATGGTGGATAGCTGTATGCGCCGCCCCAGCGCCGGGTTGGTTTGTGCCCAGCGGCTTTTATCGTGGATATCGCCGATCTCCGGCACGGAAAATTCAAACCATGCCGTTTTTCCGCTTTTCCCCTGCAGCCCTTTTTCGCGCAGGTTGCGGAACACTGTGCCCACGGCATCCGGCCCGGGCGGGGTACCCAGATAGAGTGTTTGCGGGTTCAAGCTGGCCGAAATGGCCGGCAAAAACGAGCCCTGCGAGGTTTCGTCCAGCTCCTGCGCCTCATCAAAAATCAAAAGATCACCGTGCTGGCCGCGGCCGCCGTTGCGCGTGCGGGCCAGAAATTTAATTTTCGCGCCATTCACAAGGTTGATCTGCTCACGCCCCAGTGCCGTTTTGATCTCATCCACATAGCGCCGCAGCTTTGGGGTTTCAAAATACGCCCGCATTTCCTCAAAAGTTTCCGTAGCGGTTTTCTGCAGGTGTGCCGTGTAGATCACGGTTTCGGCAAACAGCAGCATGCCTGCCTCTGCTCTGGCCTGTATCAATAGGCTTTTGCCATTTTGTCGAGGCACGCTGCCGCCGCAGGTAGGCGCTGCCCAGCGGGCCGCCGAATCTCGGCGCAGCCAGTCCTCCAAAATATCGCTCTGCCATGGGTCCAACTGCATCTTGCCCGCCCGAAGGATCTTCAGCGCATCCAGTATATCCGGGCTGTCAGCCCTTGGCGCGGTTCTTTCGCACGGCTCCTGACTTCCCATCAGCCTGGCGTTGGGCAAGCACTTCGCCGATTTCGTCGTCATCTGATTTTGCTCCTTCGATCTGTTCTATCTCCAATATCGTTTCCCGGTATTGCTTGGCCAGCGGTGCCAAAGCGCTGGGATTTTCGCAGGCATCAATGTTGGCAGCCAGCACCTTGGCCAGTTCTTTCAGCTGCTCAAGCCGCCCCAGCTTAGCCGTTACCGTTTTCATTTTCGCCACAGCCAAACACCCCCTTCAAAATTCCCTGTGTGTAAATCGGCGCTGGACGGCCCCGAGGTCGCTCGCCGGTAGGGCGGGGGTACTCCCCCACCCTCACCAATCGCCGTCTGAAATGAGCTTTTTTTGCTCTATTTTAAGCAAAAATGCGCCAGTTTTATTGCTTTTCTTCGCATTACAGCAATAGTGAGCCGCCTGCAGATTGTTCCAGTCTTCGGCTGCCTGCCTTGCGGAATCATAACCAAATTCGCGCCAGCGTGAAACCGGCTTGATCTCATCAATTACGAACGACCAAGGGTGCGCTGCATCAGACGGTTCGTCATAGTGGATCTCACCACCGCATATACCGCACGGGCCGCCAATGGCTTTGAAACGCGCCCTGTATTTGCGCCGCAGCGCTCCATTCGCATACCGTGGATTCGCCATGCTGCCCCTTTCTGGCGGGAGATATAAAAAAAGACCCCGCCGGGTCTTTTGAAATATCGTCATTTTTAAAGTAATACCCACCCGGCAGCGCTCTGGGCAGAAGAAAAAAATCATGTAGGCGAGCTTCTCCGGCCTGCCGGGTAGGTGTTGGAGCCGTTAGCCGGGCTCAAACCGGCGACCCGCTGCTTACAAGGCAGCTGCTCTATCAACTGAGCTATAACGGCAGATATAAAAATACCGGCATTGCAGCCGGTGTAATAAAGAAATATGCGCCCGCCGGGTTTGATAGCGTGCGCATACTCTTGGCCCATTGCGTGGGTACGCCCCGGCAAACTTTCCCGCAGCCGGGCACGGGATTGGAGTCGCCTGCCGGACTCGAACCGGCGCATCAAAGGCTTTACAGCCCTCTGCCCTACCGCTGAGCTAAGACGACATAGGTCCGGCATTGCAGCCGGAGGGCTGGAACCATATACCCACGACAGGCCGTTCCTCCTGCTGGTTCCGTGTGGGGTAAGAGAAAGGATCAAAAATAAAATGGTGCTCTCATATCCGGCCGAAAAGCCCTTGCCCTGTGCTTTCCGACAATACCATTATAGCACCTCGGAACCGGACATACCCGGACATCTTTTGCTTTAGGGCTTGACTTTTTTGGGGAAATGTGCCATCAGGATGCTGCGCGCTTCTTTTTGCGGATCCTTCGGGCCATGGTTTTCCCGGCTGATCTCTCTGCGCTGGCGTGCAGTTGTACTGTTCTGTCGATAGATGCAGCGATTCAAGCTATCCTTTCCCGCACGATAATTCACGACACGCCCTCCAATCTCAGTGCCTGCACCGCGGCCTTATGGCGGCGGCGAACATGGCGCTCATCAAAAGACACATCCTCGGCGATCTGCTCATAAGTGTGGCCCAGCAAGTAGCGGCGGCGCAGGATATCCTGATCCTTCGCGTTCTGCACCGTGCCAATGGCAGCCACAACCTCGCGCCGGATTGCGCCACACACATTGATCTGGCACTCCAACTCCTGCTGGGCTTTCAGGATGCTTTCCACAGCCCGCGGCAGGCTCTGGCCATCTGAGGCAGCTCCCGGCACGCCGTCAAACGCTTTTCCGCAGCCAGCCGCGCGCTCCCGCAGCGCAAGCAGCTCATCGCGCAGCAGCTTTTCTTTCTTGAGCGCCGCACGATAGCGGCGCAGCCATTCTACCTTTTCGCTATAGTTCATGATACCCCTCACTTTTATGATAAGCGCCCCATAAGCCGCCGGGCAAAAAACCTGTCCATTTGGACAGCGCTCTCCGCCGGGCGGCTTTAAGTTTATTCTTCCGGTTGTATGCTGGCCCTGCCTTCGGCCACACGCCGCAGCGCCTCATAGGCAGTCATTTCACCGCCGCACTGTCTGCACCAAATGGCCTTGCCCTTATTCCCCAGCACCAGACGGGCATATTCACAGCTGCAGATCTTTTTTTCAGCCGTGGCCTCGCTATTTTGGGGCAGCGTTTTTGCACTATCCCGGTGTGCCATGCTGTATGCCTGGTTGAGACTGATTTTCCCCGCCCGCAGCTGTGCGCGGGTATCTTCATCTGCCTTAGCTGCCACATATTGCAGGCGGGCCATGCCGCCGCTGCTCTCTCCCAAGGCATCAGCCAGTACCTGCCGCATAGAGCCGCCCAGCTCACCGCGCTGCTTTTTTGCCGTGAATATCCTGTGCAGCACTTCATATTGGCGAAGCTTTTCCCAGTCGCTCAATTCACGGGCCGTTGCATTGGCCATCACCAGCGCCAAAAGCTCGTCTTCACTGCTGGCATATTCCACAACGATACAGGGCACCTGCATATGTCGGCCCCGCCGGGCCTCCACGATTTTACAGGCCGCCAAGCGCCTGTGCCCGCTCACCACCCGCCAGCCCTCGGCTGTCTGCACTACCTCCAGCGGGCTCCGTACACCGCGCTGCTCAATATCCGCCGCCAGCAGATTCAGATCCGCCACCGTATAGATCTCATGATTGCTTTCACTCTCGATCAATTCACTGCTATCAAAATACTCGATCTGCCCGTCGGGCTGCTGCGGTGTGGTCTGGATCAGGTCGTTGATACTGAATTTACTCATTGCCATCACCATACCCGGCCTTTACTCTTGCCTGCACTTCCTGCGCCAGCGCCGCCATGGCCGCCGCGCCCTTACTGCCGGGCGCATATTCGGCAGCAGCCTTATGCCGGGCAGTTGCCTCTTGTACCACCGTTGCCCTGGGAAGCACCGTATCCATCAGCGGCGCATTCAGCCCCCGCAAAATTTCCACAGCGGCATTACAGGCTTTGGTTCGGCGGTACATCGTGCGCAGTATGCCCATCACCTTCAAATTAGGGTTATGCCCCTCTTGTATCGTCTGCACCTGCTCCAGCAGCTCCCGCACGCCATCGCCTGCCCACTCGCCGCAGTCTGCGGGCAGAATCAAAAAGTCTGCGGCGCTTAGGGCATTGATCACACCTATATCTACATCAGGCGGGCAGTCCATCAGGCAATAGTCGTAACGGTCATCTACCAGATGCAGCACCTTGTTCAGGCGGCTGTGCTGTGCGTGCAGCGTATCCAGCAGAATTTCCCGGTTGGCTGTGAGCAGATTCATGTTGCTGGGTACAAGGTCAATGTGTCCATTTGGACAGCTTACTTTCTGCCGGATCACCTTTACCGGTGCCGCCCGGTTCAGCATGAGTTCCCCTACCGCCGGGCGTTCATAGTCCAAGCTGTTATAAAATTTTGTGGTATTGGCCTGCTTATCCAGGTCAACCACCAGCACGCGGCAGCCGCTGGCCGCCAGCTCATAGGCAAGATTTATGCTGACGGTGGATTTTCCCACGCCGCCCTTCAGATTGCAAACAGCAATTCGGATCATCGTTTCTTTCCCCTTTCAAAATATCAGGCTTCCAGCTCTCGAACGCGCTGGTGCTCACCGTCCCAGCCCATACGAATAGCGCCGGTCTGGCCTTCCTTGTTTTTGGCAATATCCCAGATGTATTCCCCGGTCTCTCCGGTATCTTCATCCACTTTGCGGCTTAAAAGCAGGATCAGATCGGCATCCTGCTCCACCTGCCCGCTCTCGCGCAGGTCGGTCAGCTTCGGGTTGCCCGCCCCGTTGCGGCTCAGTTGGCTGAGCGCTACTACCATCACCTTATCGGCCTGCGCCCAGGTATGCAGCGCCTTGCTTACCCCGGTCACCACTTCATAGGGGCTTTTGCCGGGCCCGTCCACGATCTGCAGATAATCCACCACGGCGATTTGTGCCCCCACTCTGGCAGTCTGCGCCCTCATCCAGCTTACCGAACGCCCTGCCGCACAGCACAGCTGAATAGGCAGCTGGCAGAATTCCCGGCAGTCCTGCATAATCTCGGCATCCTCAGTGGGGATCTCTCCGCGCTTGATCTCGCTCAGGTTCAGGCCCGCCCAGCAGGCCAGCAGGCGGTCAAACAGTTTGCGACCGCTGGTTTCCAGGCTGAAATAGGCCACCTTGTAGCCTTTCTTGGCCCAGCCGATCGACAGGTTCAGGCTGGTCATGGTTTTTCCGTCGCTGGGCCTTGCGCCGATGATCACCATATCGCCGGGCTCAAGATAAGTAAATTTGTCCAGCTTGGGATAACCGCACTTGATATACACCGGCTTTTCACCGCGCTGGCGGGAGTAAAAATCAATAAAGCCCTCGCCCAGGCTCAGCCATTCGTCACTTTCCTGTCCAGAAAGCGCCTGCATCAGCTCAGAGGCTTTGGTTTGCAGTTCGTCCATGCCAGACTCACCGGTGGCCATACCCAGTGCAATGCCCTGTACCCGCCGGGCCGTGGCACGGTCTGCGATGGTGT